GTGTCAGCATAGCTAATCTTCTACCCTCGTCATGGCTCAATCTTCCAGCCATCTTGCCTAAATTAAAAAAGGCTTCTTGTGCATCTTGTTTTGTAAATTCTAAATCAGTCATTTATTAAATCCGTATATACAAATTGGTCTGTCGGTACATCAAAGAATAACTCACCTCTAGCAACTTTGTAATTGCTGATTTCCCTAACAGGAAATTGGTCTATATCTTTCATCTGAATCCAGTACGCATGGGTCATCTCTTTCGTCAGCGCAAAGAATAAAGAGTTCTCTGAGAAGAACTTACGTTTCCTTTCGGGCACGTGGATTGTAGGGTATGGGCATGGGTGCCATTGGCGAACTTCTACTTCGATTGTGCCAATCAACTTACCATTCTTAGTAACTAACAAGTCAACTCCGTATTGATCGGGGTTCGATTCGACTGTCACACCACATCTTCTTTCCACGTAAGCGGCTACCATCTCTTTTGCCGGTGCATCGTATAGGTCGTGCAGTTCTTGCTCAAAGGGTTTACGCATCTTCTTTAGCCTCGTCGCACCGTTCAATCAATGCGGCATACCCACAGATATCTATTAAGTTATCCTTGTGTGTTGGGTCATTAGCGAAGCGGGCCACTTTAACTAACATCATCAATGCGGCAACATCTTTAGCATCTAGTTCTAACACACCGCTTGGCACAGGCTTGGCATTTAAGTATGCGTTCCACATCACCGCTATGGTGTTGAGGTTCTTGCTTGGGTGTCCGTAAGTCTTCTCACGATCACCATAAATAATGTTATGCGCTTCTTTCAGTATCGTCGTCATCTTCTTCTCCTGTTTCAACATATCCTGCAAATGGAATTGGCTCAGTCTTTTTTATCTTTTTGCCAAATACCGCTTCAAAGTTCTTATCGAACTCATCTATTGGTACACCTAAAGGTCTTGGTGCATCACCTTTCCCGCCATCTCTCATTTTAATAACTCCAAGGTTGGTAACTGTGGCAACTCAGTAGATACTAAGATACCTCTAGGTGGTGCAAGGTTAGGGGTAAGTGGTGGAAATACTGGCGTAGCGACACTAATTTGTGTAGCAACTAGATTACCTACGGGGTCTGTATAGATAACTTGGTTGTTCACTCGATTCGACTGCATAAACAACTTACCATTCTTGTCAAAGTAATTAACAGGCTCGGCTTGAGCATGGCTAATACCCAGTAAGTAACCCAAACAAAACACTAATGCTACTAATATATACTTAATCATTTTCTTTATCCTTCCCATATTTTCTACTGCTTATCTTCTTGGTGCAGTTATAACATTGCCACCGATTACGTTTACCTTCTATTGTTACACCTGTTAAAGCGGGTTGCATTGATTGACAGCTAGTACAGTAACGCTTCCCTGTTAGGCTAACTTCCGCATCTCTTACCGCCTTACGCATATCAATTTTTACGGACATACTTCCTCTTTTTAATTACAGCAATACCTTCTTCTTCCAAAACATTACGGGCTTCCAACATAGCATCAGCGTATTTATAAGCCAAAACCGCAGGTTCTTCACCCACATCATAGTTACAAGACAATATTCCATTCAATGCAAACATCGCAAAGCAATCTCTTAAGTCTTCTTCGTTCATGCTGACCTCGGTAGCGCACCGCTAAATCCGTATGTACCTGTGTGGGTAAAGTGTGCCCAAGGTGCGGCATAGACTTTAAAGCCAGCCTCACGAGCAATCTTACAGAAATGATAGTCTTCAGATAACAGGCGGTTAGATTCTTCATCAATGCTGGTTGCAAAGAACTCTTTGATTACCTTAACTTCTCGTACTATGTCTACTGCATGGTACATATCGTTGGTATAGCTAGGTACAGTTTCAGATAGCTTCTCAAATACTTTACGTTTGATTAACATAAAACCTGTACCGCCATTGGCAATCTCCATTGGCTCATTGATACTACCTGATTTAGTCTGCTCACCGTGGGGAAGGTTTACTACAAACGCACCTGTATGGTTTTGTAATTGGTTGGGTGGTACACCACGTTTAACTGCGGCATCTACTTCTACCCAGTTGATTTCTTTTTTAGGGTATAACCCACAGATAATATCCACATCTGCATCTACCATGCGAGGAATATCGGCAGGATTAAAGCCAATGTCTGCATCAATAAACATTAGATGAGTAGCATCGGACTTTAAGAAGTCATAAGACATACTGTTACGGGCACGGGTAATCAAGGACTCGTTCATCATAAAGGAGTAGTACATCTGTATGTTGTTCTGTCCGAACATACCTACGCACTGCATCACTGCCGAAGCATACATACCTGTACACATACCACCGTACATCGGAGTAGCTACAAACAATGACGCTTTCGGTTTTGGTTGAGTAAACTGCACGGGTGCTGGTGCTGGTTTGCTAGGGATGGATTGCTTCTTCATTTCTTCTTTCCTTTAAGTTTGTCTGTTTCGATTCTTTGTAGTGCCATAATATCTGCACTTAGTTCTTCTAGTTCTTCACCATACGCTCGTAGCATTTCAGCAACAGTCCAACATGCGCCACTTTCGGCATTATCGGTTAAGCGTTCAGCTACTAACTCAGCGATACCAGCCAAGCTATCTAACTTATATCCAATCTCGCTAACCTTGTTAGCCTTTTCCCATAGTCCGTCAATCATTTAACATCTCCCAATGCAATGGCATCATAAACCTGACGTGCTACTTTTAATACATACTCGATATCATTCGGGTTTAACTGCCCCATCAGTTGTAGTATTTTCATAACAGCAACATCATTATCTAAAGACTGCGCTTTAACTAGGTTTTCAATCATTTTTTTCTCCAAGGTAAAGGTTCTCCATACGCTTTTTTCATAGCTTCATTGCCCTCTCTAAACATATTAAGTAATCTTTCGGGTGCTCTGTAATTAACAGTAGCCTCTCCCGTGCATCCAAAGGAAGGCAGATTTGTTGCGGCAGATTTATAGAACGGTCTGTCAGCACCCCACTGCCCGTAGAAAGAATGAGCAATGCTGACCAAATACTCACGCTTAAAGCAATAGCAGTTAGTGTCAACAAAATTGACAGTATGATCGTAAAACGTCGGGTATCTACCGAGTGCCTCGCAATCATCATCGCAAACATATTGTCCTCGTTCATCGTATATCTTCCTCAAACTGTATGCCCACATCAAGTCTTTACTTTTAATTTTGTTAATCATGGTTTCCACATGATTCGGCTCGAACCAATTATCCTCATCCAAGAATAGGATGTAATCAGCGTTTACCATTAGTGGCATAGCCGCATATACTCGGTGTCCATACCAGCCGTTACCACCTACATTTTCAGGTAGTTGGATTCGTGTAATTTTCTTGCCCATTGGAGTTACTAGACTACCCATGCGTTCATAGCTTTCTTCGCCATCAACAACAATTAAATGCTCTGTTGGTATGGTTTGGTCAATAACGCTTTGCATAGCCTTAACCATCGTATCTTTCCCAGTAGTTGGAGTGATAACCATTATCCGCATGTCTTAATTACCTTTCCTTGGGACTCTTGGTATACACAACCATCTTTCATTACGGGTTGTTTAAACTCCCTAATATGTCGGCACTCTAGTTCAGCTTCTTTAGGTATGCCTTTTTCCATGCAACCATAGACCGTACCCGTTTGTTCTTGGCATCCCACTAAAAGTAAAATCGGCAATAAGTATTTAAACATTGCTAATCTCACGCTCTTTAATCATAGCATCGGCAATTTGGTACGCACGTTTAGATGCCATTTCATCCCATGTCTTACCATCGGATAGGTCTAGCTTCCAATCCCCACCACATATACCATTCATAACTTGAACAGCAAACCAATCACGCATATCTACATCTGCTAACTTATCTTCCAGCATCATATCTTCCTCACGTTTTCACAGGACTTACAAATACTACATTTATTAAACTCGGGGGCTTCGTTGAGCGTGATCAAGTCCTGCAAGGGTTTACCCTGCATGATCTCATCATAGGTTTGTGTTAACAGATTACCTAGAACATGAGTGAGGTTATAATCCATACAGCATAGAACCACAGAGCCGTCAGGAAGAAGAACATTCCGATCATAAAATGGTGTTGACCTACAAGTTAAGGAGAACTCATTATGCGGCGTGATGCTAATTACTTGCCCCTTAATCTGCTCCACATCGAGGCTATCTGCCCTAGTATGACCCACCCATCCAGCTAATTGCCCCACAATGGGTTGTAAATCAGGGTGCACAATACCTGACTTATCCATAGTCATCGCACCTACTCCGCAAGGAACATTGAGTGTAGCCATTATCCGTAAGGCTTCCATCCACTCAGGGCTATTCTTCCAGCCTTTCATATTCCCATTGGCATCAGGCAAATGCAACATTACTACTTCTATTTGCTTGGGGTGATCTTCGATTACTTTCTTAACTCGTTCAGGGTCAGTCATACCATAAAGAGTTGTATAGATAGCTACCTTGAACCCCATGTACAAAACTTCTTCGAGCATAGCGGTACACTCAGGATTAGCCCAAGGTTCTGACATACCTGAAAAATCAATCCTAGTGTTCTTTGGTAGCTTAACCAGCATCGTAGTTAAATCACGCTGAGTCATGTACTTGGTAGACGTACCATATTGCGTACGTAAGTTATCTTGGGGGCAAAAGGTGCACATCAAAGGACATCCAATCATGGTTGTTAACTCCATGACAGGGCTATCGCTATGTACTATTCCGTACTTCTCTTTCATTTGTACCATCCTTCAGGTAGTGGTCTGTCGGGTTTGTCTAATACATTAGGCATATCTAATGGGTGTGGTAGTTCTGTTACATAGTCCAGCGCAATCGTTC